GCGATTGGGTTCCACGCAATATCTTGTACTTTGATCGATTTGTTGAGGAGTTGTTTAACTGCCCGGACAAAGAATCTGCATTTGAAATGATTGCTGATGCAGAGACTAGAGGATTTATGCAGAATTTGGAAGGCTCGCGTCTACGTGGAGGCGTCACAAATATCTCCAATGACTTGTTTTACGAAGAAGGCAGTGAAGATAAGGATTCGTGGAACAACGATCGTGAAGATGGTGAATTGGATAAACTTGTAGCTGAATAAGGAGTAGCTATGTACGAAAACAGAATTAAACATTTAGAAGAATCTCATAGAGTATTAGACCAAAAAATCGATACGCTAGAAAAGAATGGGCTGTTTGAAGATATGAAAATGCAAGAATTGAAGAAACAGAGGTTGCTTTTAAGAGACGAACTTGCTATACTAAGACGTAAGCAATGGGAACACGATCACGAAACTGTCGACTTTGATGACGAACGATGAAAAAATATACACTAACACAGACTCAAATTAAAACCTTGGCAGATATTGCTGGGCGTTTTCCAGAAGTCTCTCAATTTGAAATTGTTGAGGATCACTCTAGTGGAATCGGCCCTACTACAACAGTTCAGTTCGAACTGTTGGGTAAGGAAGTTAAAGTTGACAACACTGACGTGAGTACTTGGTAATGAGTGAAGAATTTGAAAAGTATGATGCCTTTGCTAAACAGATGGAAGAACGTTTTCCAAAGATGTTTGGCGGCAAGTATGGCGGCTTTGCCTGTGGCGAAGGTTGGTGGTCCATTCTAGAAAAACTGTGCTCTAATATTCAACATCACATCGATTGGAAAAATAAAGAAAGTGAAGTTGTTCCACAAGTTACAGTAGCGCAGATTAAAGAAAAGTTTGGCGGTCTTCGTTTTTATTATGACGGCGGAGATGAGCAAATCCGTGGCATGGTGCAGATGGCAGAAGTATGGGCTGATCATAGTTGTGAAACTTGTGGTGCTCCGGGCCGGCGTCGAGACGGCGGATGGATTAAGACTCTGTGTGATCATCACGAAGCAGAACGTCAACAGCATATAAAAGAAAGATTGACAGAATGAAAAGAAATTACGAATCAGGTATAGCAGATAGCATTACATTCTTTACAGGCATAGAGATCGAAAAGACTCCTGCACACGGAATGAAAACTCTTTTTGTAACAGGTGTTCAAGATTCATATGTTATCATGGAACTTGCACGAAATAGCAATTGTACTCACATATATTTTGGTGCCAATCAAAGTTTTCCTAAACTAGAAGTTAATGATGCGGAACAATGGCGTCTATGGGAAGACATGATCTATGTCTGTTTAGATGCAGACGATGAATTTTGGTGTACATTGGATCTAGATGTAGCGCAGGTAGAAGGACTGTTAGAAAGCGGGCTTGTTGAGAAGCGGCAATTTATTCCGCAGATTTCGATTAAACTGCCCTATTTACAACAGCTGGGATATAATGCTACTATTAAGATAGACGACAAAGATTTTAAAGCAACAAATCCTGGAGTGTGGTGTCATAACCTCCACGACCTACTAGATAGAAATAAGTTTACTAGTTGGGATCAATATGGCAAGGACGAGATTATCAAATGAGTAATATAGGGCATTATGCCTCAACCGCTAAGTCTGTTAATCGATTACAACGTGCAATGAATAAATCCTCTTCAATGGTTAGAAGACAATATGTGGAAGAAGCTCCTATGAAATTAACATTTAAACAAAAACTTCGCAAATGGCTAATGGACGACACTGACGAACTCGAGTATGGTAATGCTATCAGCGTCGATAGTGACGGCCCAAACATTCAGTCACAGGGATTTAGATTAAATGTCTATAGTGCAGGCGGTGGAACTATTATCGAAACCACTAAGTACGATCGTCAAAAGGATGATCATCGACACAGTCTACACGTGATAACAGACGATAAAGACTTAGGTGAAGAGCTAGCAAAAATTATCACTATGGAGAGTTTAAGATGATTATTAGACAAGACGTTAGACCTAACAAAATGATTTGGGTTACTTTCAACAAAGAAGGTATGCACAAATATCCGGCCGCACTTACAGATCCAGCACTTGCAACAGGTGATGAATATGATGTAAGTTTCCTGGGCTATCCACATCGTCACATCTTTCACTTTAAAGTTTGGATCAGTGTCACACACGATGATCGTGATATTGAGTTTATTCAGTTTAAACGATGGTTGCTAAATCTTTATAAAGATGCTACACTAAGTTTAGACTTTAAGAGTTGTGAGATGATGTCAGGCGATTTGTTTGACGCTATCTCTGCAAAGTATCCAGGCCGTGAGGTTTGGATTGAGGTCTCCGAAGACGGAGAAAATGGTTCATTTATTAAGTATTAATAGGAAAAGCTAAAATGGCTAAGAATTATCGCGACACTAACTATTTCGAAAATCGTCCGGACATCGTTAAGATTTTTGATGATCTGGAAAAGTTTAAAGACTTCTGTCGCTTCGAACTGTGTGATTTTAATGAGGCTAATCTCTATAATAGAGATAGTCAAGTGTGGAACAACTACTACTACAGCACACGCCCACGTAAGCCACGTGGCGAGTACAATAACAATCGCGGTGAATACAATCGCAGTGGCAATCAAAATCGTAACTATCAACGTTAATGATCTATATTGTCGACTTAGAATCAGTTGAGACAAGGTACACAGGTCAGTGGAAGACTCATGTACCTGCATTACTACGAAAGGCAGGACACAATGTCAACATTATATCAGGTCCTACGGACATTCCTAGTGCTACCACTCCTGGCGCATTTCTCAACTTTGGCGGCACTAATATCTACAAGGCTAGTCAAGTTGAACAGATGGGTCGGCTATTTTGTAACGGATCCGTTCATCCCGGCGATCACTTTATCTTTACTGATGCTTGGCATCCTGGTATCATAAACTTAAAGTATATGAGTGAGTTGCTGGGCATTCCAGTAATTACACATGGCTTGTGGCATGCTGGTAGTTATGATCCTCAAGATTTCTTAGGCAGACTTGTTGGGGATAAGCCCTGGGTTAGACACGCTGAGAAGAGTTTCTTCCACGCATTTGACCACAACTACTTTGCTACAGACTTTCACATTGAAATGTTTATTAGAAATCTACTCAATGACGAAATGTTTGAAAATCCCTGGATAGAGGATCATATTGCTGAAGCACTAAGAGGTGAATGTTCTAATATAGTGCGCACAGGTTGGCCCATGGAGTATATGCCGGATACTTTGTTAATGTATAAGAACATGCCTAAGCGTGATCTTATTTTGTTTCCACATCGTATTGCTCCTGAGAAGCAGGTTGAAATCTTCCGTGACTTAAAAGAACACTTGCCACAATACGAGTTTGTTGTTTGTCAAGATCAACAACTAACAAAGAATGAATACCATAATTTGTTAGGTGAAGCTAAACTAGTATTCAGTGCTAACTTGCAAGAAACCCTAGGTATTAGTTGGTACGAAGGCGCATTGGTAAATGCTATTCCTATGGTTCCAGATAGACTAAGCTACAGTGAAATGGCCATGGATACATTTAAGTATCCTAGCGAATGGACTGAAAGCTATAGTGCATATGAGGCACATAGGCCAGAAGTTTGTGCTAAAATTATTCAGTATATGAATAATTACGAAAAGTTCTTACCTAGCCTAAATAAACAAGTAGATACATTAACAGAACAATTCTTTAGTTGTAATAAACTATTAGAGATGTTAAAATAATAACGTATGTCATCCACGACATTAACTCGGAGAAACAAAATTGACAAATAAAGAAACAGGCCTGGACGCAATGGCAGGCGATGGCGGATATTCAGAAGCATACCTCGGAGACCATATTCGCTTTAAAATGAAACGTGACAACAAGCGTTTTTGGGCAGGTGATAACATCAGCGAGTACCTGTGGGATGGTGATATAGAAAAATTAATCGACGAAGCAACACCAGCATTTGAACAGGTGCTAGATAAGTTGTTAATCGATCGTGAAACCGATCCAAACTCACGAGGCACAGCCCGTAGGCTTGCTAAAATGTACTTTAACGAAATAATGGCAGGTAGATATGAATCAGCACCAAACGCAACAGCATTTCCAAACGACAGCGACGACCGATACGAAGGAATGCTTGTGGTACGTAGTGAGCTTCGCAGTATGTGCAGTCATCATCACCAACCTGTCAGTGGCGTTGCTTATATCGGGGTTATTGCCGCTCAAAAGCTCATTGGCCTTAGCAAGTACACTCGTATTGCTCAGTGGTGTGCTCGTCGTGGTACGCTACAGGAAGAACTCTGCAATGACATTGCCCGTGAAATTAGTCGAGCAACCGACAGTGAAAATGTAGCTGTATACATTCAAGCAACTCACGGGTGCTGTGAGAACCGTGGCATTATGGCACACTCTAGTCTAACACAGACTACGGTATTAAAAGGTGCATTTAATACTGATCCGCATACAAAGAAAGAATTCTTTGACAACATCAAACTACAACAGGAGTTTGCGCCACGATGAAATACATTACCAACAAGTTTGACAGCGTTCGCTTGCCAGTTGAAGAGGGCTTGTTAGAATGGTTACAAGAAAAATATCCAGCATCAAAATACCATATTAAGGAACTAGGATGAAAACATTTGACACATTTGAACAAGTAGAAGAAATGGGTGCTTGCGTAAAACGACCCATTGTAGTACACGCTAAAAAGATTGATGAAGAATTTCGAGTCAATACTCTAGAAGGAAATTACAAACAAGGCAAGCCAGGCGACTATCTTATGAAGGGTATAGACGGTGAACTTTATATCTGCGACGGTCCTATTTTTGAACGCACCTACGATTTTATATCATGAGTTCAGGTACACCACCTAGCTCTAGTCCGGGTATAACGGGCTTTATTGAAATCTTCGAGAGCCGTCTTAACAAGATGAAGCTGCATCTTAAAGAAGAATTAGGCAAAGCCAAACACGATAGGGATCGTAAAGCCATACGCAGGATCACTGCTGATGCCCGCAAACTTAACAAGACACTAAAAGAAATGCGTAATGCCAATACCAAACTGTGTCCACATTGCGGAGAAAAACTATGAACTCAGTCGATATGGCTAACAATTTAATCTTTAGAGCAAAGAACTTACATGAGTTTGTTGTTACTACAGAAGTTCCTGAAAACTTTAGACTGAATGGCATAGTTCCTTTTAATATACACATCGCCGAAGGAATACTCGAAGCTAAGATATGGGCCATAGATTTCAACGAGGCTGTGCATAGACTAAATGAATTTCTGGAGGCCAGCAAATGAAATGGTTTCTAAACTTTTTAGAACGAGTAGAACGTAAAAGAATCATAATGGATCGTATAAACGATCAACCATATCTTGAAAGATATTATGTCTTTCTAAAAGATAGAAATTGGTTTCCGTTTAATGTGTTTATTCACAAGTTTCTTAAATCAGATCCAGACGATGTTCATGATCATCCTTGGCCATATGCAACACTAATACTCAAAGGCGGTTATTATGAATGGATTCCTCAATTCGACGAACAGGGTCGTAAATTTGGTGAGATATGTAAATGGCGAGGACCTGGCCATTTTCGTATATGTAGAGCTAACTCTTATCATCGTATTGAGCTTGATCCTAACGTAACTGCATGGACATTGTTTATGCCCGGTCCCCAGAAACGTGAATGGGGATTTTTAGTAAATAACAGGTGGATTCATAATGAAACATATCTATCTGTAAGGGCTAAAAATGCAAAAAGTTAATATGGGTGAAAAATGGCGTGGCAGCGACTTTGAAACTTTTCGAGTCATTAATGTAGTTGATATAGAAAATAAAACTTGGGTGCATTATATGCGTGTTAGTGATAATCATGAGTATTCGTGTCTAGAAGAAAGTTTTATACATAGATTTTCTAGAGATTTATCAAATGAACGTTGTTAATTTAACCTGGAACTCACAAGAAAATAAATGGTGGAATGCAAGTTGTGCCATGGTCATTGAACATTTTGGATTACCGGGTAATCGATATACTACTGAAGTTTCTGCAGACTATATGAAATTCTTTTTTAAAACAGAACAAGATGCATTAATGTGTAATCTATTACTAAGTGATAGACTATGATAAAATACCTAGTGGGATTTGCGGTAGGATTTCTGTTGTGGATATTGATACTCAGTCTAACACCGATGCCCGAATACAGAGTATACGACTGCGGTATGGCTGAATGGCATCCTGACATTCCCATGGAAGTAAGGAAGCAATGTCGAGAACTCAAGCAACAAGAATGGAAGAAAGAAAATGAAGGAAAAGTTCAAACAAACCTATATGAAAACCGCAAAGGTGTTCGCAGAACTTAGTCATGCTAAAAGACTTCACGTTGGTGCTATTGTGGTCAAGGATGATAGAATTATCTCTATTGGCTATAATGGTATGCCGGCAGGTTGGGATAACAACTGCGAAGATAGAATATATGATAGCGGTGCTGGCGGATGGCTTAGTCCGGAAGAATTTGATGCACTATATCCCTATACTGAATATAACGAAGATGCAGAAGAAGAATACAGATACGGACTAAAAACCAAACCAGAAGTACTTCATGCAGAATCAAATGCTATTGCAAAATTGGCAAAGTCTAATGACAGTGGGTTTGGGGCTGATATTTTTATTACTCACGCCCCTTGTATTGAATGTGCCAAACTTATATATCAGTCTGGCATTAATAGTGTTTACTATGGTGAAAACTATAGAGATGATGCGGGCATCGAGTTCCTCAAAAAATCAGGAGTTAACATTGAAAAATTGGACAGTTGAACTACAAGACGACCCCGAAACAGGTGACTTAATATTACCCTTCCCCGAAGATATGCTCAAAGAAACGGGCTGGAAAGAAGGTGATGAATTAATTTGGACTGATAATAAAAATGGTTCTTGGTCTTTAGCAAAAAAGAGTGTATAATAGTAATATGAATAATAAAGAAAAAGAAATTCTAGACATTACCGGAGAGGAATGTGCAGAAGTAATTGTTGCTATTAGTAAAATTAATCGTTTTGGTTTAGATAATTTTAAACCAGGTAAGCCACTTACTAATAGACAGCATTTAGCGGAAGAGCTAGGAGATTTACAGGCTATGATCAATCTTTGTATAGACCACAATCTAGTAGACAAAGAAGAAGTGATCGTTGCCGCAGACAACAAGATTGCTAAACTAAAACAGTGGTCAAATATTTTTGAAGGTGAAATTAAATTATGAGCAAGATTAAAATTGCAGAGCTGTTTTACAGTATTCAAGGTGAAGGACGCTATATGGGTGTTCCTAGTGTGTTTCTACGTACATTTGGTTGTAACTTTAAATGTGCTGGCTTTGGTATGCCACGTGGTGAATTGAGTATGGAGGCTGCTGGTATTGCAGCTACACATTCATTAGTTACACCTTTTCAAAAGTATGAAGAACTTCCACTAGTTAGCACAGGTTGCGATTCTTATGCATCTTGGATGCCAGAGTTTAAAGATTTGTCGCCAATGCTTACTAGCGAAGCAATTACAGATCGCATTATGGAAATTATTCCGCATAACGAGTGGAAGGATGAACACTTGGTTATTACAGGTGGCGAACCTTTGCTGGGTTGGCAACGTGCTTATCCAGACTTGCTTAACAATTCTAAAATGAAGGCGTTGAAGGAAATTACATTTGAAACAAATGGTACTCAAAAACTTACTCCGGAATTTAAAGAATACTTGAGAAAGTGGAATAGCGAAGTGGGTAAAGAGCTTACATTTAGTGTAAGTGCTAAACTTCCTGCAAGTGGTGAGAATTGGTTTGAGGCTATTTGTCCAGAAGTTGTTTGTGAATACGAAGAAGTAGGTACAGCATATCTTAAATTTGTAGTAGCAACAGCAGAAGATATTATCGATGCAGAACACGCTGTTGAGGAATTTAAAGAAGCGGGATTTAAAGGGCACGTTTACTTAATGCCAGTGGGCGGAGTGGAAAGTGTATATACACTTAACGCAAAGAATGTAGCACTGGCGGCAATGAAGCGTGGCTGGCGCTATAGCGATAGACTACAAGTTCCATTATTTAAAAACGAGTGGGGTACATGATGCTAACAAAATTCTTTAAAAAAATAATGGGTATTGATAAACTAGAGCAACAACTTATCGATACCAAAACAGCAATAGATGAAGCTACAAAACTAGCTGATCAGAAGGCTGATGAAATTACCCTAGCCGAAAAGAAAGCAAATCTTGCTCTAGAGCAAGAAGAATCGGCCAAGTTAGCACCAAAAGATCGGGCTACCAGGCTCAAAGAACCATGGGTAGGTGTGTTAAATACCCACATAAACAAAGACAATATTAGGAATGGCTTTTTTGAGCTTGACTGGAACGATCATTTTGTGTTAAAATTAAAGCAAGAGGGCTATGGTTTCGACGGTGATAAAGACGAAGAAATTGTAGATCGTTGGTTCCGTGAACTATGTGCTAATGTAGTAGTTGACGGAGATTTCGGCGGCGCTGTGAACACTGGCGTTATTGATATCAATTCTGTTAGAAAAAAGAATCTATGACATATATTTTAGTTGATACTGCAAACACTTTCTTTCGTGCTAGGCATGTAATCAACGGTGATGCTGATATCAAATTAGGCATGGCCTTTCATATTACACTAAACAGTATTAAAAAGGCTTGGCAAGACTTTGGTGGGAGTCATGTGGTGTTTTGTTTAGAAGGTCGAAGCTGGCGTAAAGATCATTACAAGCCTTATAAGGCACAAAGAGCTGCTAGTCGTGCCGCACATACAGAGCGTGAAGCAGAAGAAGAAAAAGTATTTTGGGAAGCATTTGATACCTTTAAAGAATTTGTAACAGAAAAGACAAATTGCACAGTGCTACAACATTCACGCCTAGAAGCAGATGACTTAATTGCTGGTTGGATACAGACACATCCAAACGATGATCATGTTATTATTTCGACCGATACAGACTTTGTACAATTAATTGCACCTAATGTACGCCAATTCAATGGTGTTATGGAAACTACTATTACACACGAAGGTATTTTTGATGCAAAAGGTAAAAGAGTCATTGATAAAAAAACTCAAGAGCCAAAAGCCATTCCGGACCCCCAGTGGTTACTCTTTGAGAAGTGTATGCGAGGCGATACCTCGGACAATGTATTCTCTGCATATCCGGGAGTACGTGAAAAAGGCACAAAGAATAAGGTTGGTCTCCGTGAGGCCTACGGTGACCGAGACTCAAAAGGTTATGCGTGGAACAATCTCATGTTGCAACGTTGGTCCGACCACGAAGGTAAAGAACATCGTGTGTTAGATGATTATGAACGCAATCGTATTTTAATCGATCTCTCTGCACAGCCCGAAGAAATTAAAAACATTATCACAGAAACTATTTTAACAGCAACAACTGCTAATAAAAATATTAGTCAAGTTGGAATTAGATTAATGAAATTTTGTAATCTTTACGATCTTAAAAAAATTGCCGATCAGGCACAGGCCTATGCCGAGCCACTAAATGCGAGGTATTCAAATGAAATTAAAACTTTGTCCGTATGAAGATACTTGTGAATCAAAAACTAATGACTGCTGGGAGAACACTATGACAGACTTACACGCTAAACCGATTATAGAAAACAAATTCTGGATTGTTGAACGGGACGGTGAAAAATTTGCCACTCTAAGAAAAAACGAAGATGATAGATTTGTCATGAGTAACGAATTAGGTGTACAAATCTACGACACAAAAGAAAGTCTTACTAGACAATTTGGTAAAAATTTCTTTGTGGCTAAAATTATCAAAGAAGCCAACGATGCATTACCTAACGAAGTTCACGGTTATGCCACAAGTGCTGAGCCTCATAATGCAATGTATGATATAAAAAGAAAATTACCGTTGTTTACAAAGAGTGGCGATAGCAAGAGTTTGTACTGTGCAGGCTTTTATGTGATACGGTTCGATAAAGGATGGGTAAAAAGTTTTTGTCCTAAATTAATAACATTACAAAGGTATGAGTTTCAAGGTCCGTTTCAATCTGAAATTGAAATGAAACAGGTATTGGCTAATGTCTCAAAATAATATTCCAAATACGTTACCGGGTGTTGAAAAACTTATTCAACGCATAGCAGTTGCAGAGCGTGGTCAGCAAAAAGATATAAGATTAACAATTCAAGAAGCGAGAGAGCTTACTCAAGAATTAGCTGTGATGACTGCTAAATTAGGAAAAACTGTTCAGGAAATACACGCGATGCTGGTGGAAATACGTGAATCTACAACCAACATTAATGTTAAATTTGACGGTGGCAACTTTAGTTAGACATAAATATATACGTGCTTTATAATAACACGTATAGATATGAGTCGACCTAAACCCAAAGTTATTCTTGAATACACTGACAAGGAAACATACAAAGTTGAGCAAATTCTCAACAGTGATGCCATTTGGGCGGTGTTTTACAAAGACCAGCCTTTTAATTTAAAAAGTGGTAGTATGGTATCCAGTTATCCTGGACCCAAATACAAAAAAGTTAGTTTTAGTAATCCCGGACACGCAAGAAATTTAGCCAAGAAACTGAACAAGTTGTTTAAGACCACAGACTTTGCAGTGTTTAAATTAAATGCCGGAGAACGAGTAGGCTAAATGGATTTAAAGGATACCTATACTTCGGTATTCCTCAAAGCTGCTGGTCAATCTTTTGACGAGGATATCATAAAAAAATTTCGTAATACCTGGTGGCAAAATGTCAGAGGTAAAGACTGTGGCGGTCTAAGACTCACAGACCAAGGACTAGAATTTGTAGAAACTTATTCTCAAATCAAAACATATAAAGTTGAAATACTGAAAGAAATTAGTATAACTCCACAAATACTAGTTTGGTTAGATCAATTTATCGAATCGCCGTATCATTTAACTAAAAAACATATTGTTGTTTTAAGAGAAAAATCTGCCTTTGAACTGTATTTGTTTTCAGGAGATGTAAGAAAAATGGGTTATGCCAAAGCAATGCATCAAAGGCTTAGCCAAGAATCCTGAACAATTTATTTGTTATCTATAAATATTTTTACAATGATCGAATATAATCCTTTAGACATTTTAAAGAAAAGATCACTTCGAGTGATGCCTCCGCATTTTGGAAAAATTAAACTCGAAGAAATAGATTTTTTT